TCAGCAAAGGAAACCAGAGAATCGCTGGAGAGATTCTTCTCCTTAATTGCGACACGCAGACCTCTTTTAAAAATAGAATTAGTAGTAGCAACCAAAGCCGCTATCTCTAGGGATAACGGAGAAAAACCTTCTTTAATATCTACACCCATAATTCTAATAAAAAGCTTCCAGGGATTACGAGCTGCGTCAGCAGCAGTAATGTGATAATTAGGGATAAACTTCACAGTAAAATCCCTAGCGGAAGCCGACACTGAAAATCTACAAATAGTACCTTCGTGAACCCTAGCCATTCGGGTATCCACGAGACCTACAGTCGCACCTCCTGCACAATTTTCCGGAATTGTCCAGACACCCACGACTGCGACACCTAAAAGAGTAACAAACTTATGCTTAGTAAGATCTACTCCGCGGAGGAGATCGACAGGAACAAAAGACTCATACTTATGGGCTTTAATAACAGAATACTCAGTAATAGAAAGAAAACGGAAGACCGAGAAGAAGTCGGGGAGAAGCTTGTCAACCCAAGAAATTTTAATAAAATCTTTGGGTTTCAAAGCCTCTTGCACAGACACTTTCTCTACTGACATGACGAATTAGACTCTTTAAAAAACAAAGATCTAAAAAGGTACTTATCTCCAAGGTACTTGCATAAAGAATTAATAGCAAAGCTGCTACCCCCGCTGTGAGGCAAAACCTCGTGGATAGCATCATCAAGGAGATGGAAATAAGCACCATTAAACAACGGCTTAGCAACATCACAGAGGGACACCCTGAATTCTTCAAGGTGATCCCAGTCCGTGATGTTCTTCGCCCCTAACTTACCTATTAACTTTAAGGGGTCAGGATATACTATACAACCAGTGGAGTGAACGATCACGTATTTACCGCAGAAGTACCCGTATTTCTTTAAGAACAACTTCGCCTCAAAGTTCCACATCAGATTCGCAGTCTGTTGAATATTGTCTGTGGTATTAAACAGAGGGTTATTTTACACAGAATAGCTATACAATGAATCCAGCATTATAGAGCGAAACTTAATGGAATCGTAGAATATGATCCTGTTTGTCGGGTCATATTCTATTAAAAAATAAAGACAAAACTACACATGTAGAACCGATAGCGTAGTGTCTGCGGACGCGGGTTCAATTCCCG